CCTAGAATGGATGAATGTATGCCTGGTAAAGTATCAGATGACAGTGGTAGATTAGGTTACTGTTGGATGCACAACTTTAAATGCCATTCAGCTAGAACTTGTAGAACTTGGGCTAAAGGTGGTCCTATTACAAAAGATAGTATATCTTATGATTGGCAAAAAAGAAAAGAAAAATAAAATGAATTCAATAAATAAGTTTTTAAAATTATATTCTTATAAATTTGATAAAGGATATCCTGACATGAATAATGAACAGGATATTTTGCTATTAGAAAACATATTAAATGAACTTGATATTAAAGTTAACTTAAAAGAAACTAATTTATCAAGAGGTCAACTAAAAAAATACGAAAGTAGAGTAAGAAAATTTGTTGACCAAATTCTAGGTAACAACCCATTTGAAACAGTTGGTGGTGAAGTAATTAATATAACATCTATAGTAGACGCAGGAACTGAATTTGGTTTAGATGCAGATGCTGAAGAAGTGGTTAAAAGTATAATGTCTAATCAAGGTACTCTTCTAGTTAAGGGAAATATAGATGATAAAGATGTTACTTTAAATACTAACCAATTAAAGAAAACAAAAGATTATGGTGGTAGAGGAGCAGGCTCTGGTACTAGAGTTGAAGACGCTGCTTTAGCTGATGCAGTATTCGGTCTTAACAAACTTGATGAAGGAAAACCTGTTAATATTTTATTTAATGATGTAGTTTATAGTGATATAACAACTGCAACAACAGTTCCAAAAACACCAAAAGCAGATTTCTCATTTGATGACTCAGAGGGTAATAGAAAAATATTTGTATCCCATAAAGCAGGTTCTACAGCTAAAGATTTTCAACAATATGGAGGTGTTACTGCAATAGCTGATGAATCAGAAGTTCAAAGTTTTGTGGAAGCTGTTAAAAACGCATTACAAGATCCAAACCAAATGGAACCAGGTAAAGGATTTAGAAGAAAAGTTAATTCTCCTGAGATAATAAGAAAAACAGTATATGGTTTAGATTATCAACCTAAAAAAGATTATGGTATAAACAATGTTCAAGGTTTACTTCAAGGTCCTTTAACATTTGAGGAAACTAAAAATTCTAAAGGTGAAAAAATATTCAAATTAGACAGTAACCACACAATTCTAAACCCAGACTTACCAGAAGGGGATTATGAGGCTTATTTTTATGTTACAATGAGAAGAAATAGAAATCAATTTGGTATAAAAGATGCTAGATTTGGAATTTATACTGAAGCATTTAAACGTAATGCTACAGAAATATAATATTTATTAATATGGAACGTTTAAGATCACTAATAAAAGAAGTATTATCAACACCATCAAAGAAAAAAGACTGCAATTGTGGTTGTGGTGGATGTGACAAAAAAGCACCTATCATAACAGAAGGTAGAATCAAAAAAGCAATATCAGAAGGCTTAACCTACCACGTTGAAAACAAAATCCCATTACACGAATCAGTATACAGAATAGGATCAGAAAAACATTTTGCTTTAATAAACGAAGCTAGAAAATTATGGGTACGTGGATTAATAGATGTATCTGAAGATGATCAAGCAATATTAGAAACACATTTAGGTAATTTTGGAATGTATGAAGGTGAAGAAGTACCTTTAGATATGCCTATGGTAAATGAAGAAAAAGAATATTATGTTACTTACAATAAAGGTAGAGGGCAAGGTAAAGGTTTAGTTAAAAGTAAAGAATCAAATTACGAAGAACCAAGAGTATTCTCAAAAGAAGAAGCTGAAGAATATGCTAAAGAAGCTGAAAGCAGGTCAAGACAAATGACAGCATATTGGGTATCAGATAAAGATATGAATAGATTAGAAGAATCATTAAATGAAGTTGAAATAGGAGACACAGTCAAAATAGACAAAAACTATGGTGGTGGTAGAGGAGTAGTAGATGATAAAGTAGGCTCATATGTTATAATAAATGGTAAATCATACCATGAAAGTGATGTTAAAGTCATAAACTCAATAAATGAAGTTCATAAACTACTTAGACAAACAAATTTATCATCTGAAGAATACCAAAAAGCTAAAAAATTAAAAGGATTTAATGCAGACGACTATACATTTAGTTCAGATAATAATCTATATGTTAAAAAAGAATCATTAAAAGAAGACATATACGATAAATTTTTAGATGATCCTCAAAGCCCAAAAGGTAGAGCCAAAGCAATAATATCCAAGTTTATAAAACAATATGGAGAAGATGCATCTGGAATGGCTGTAGATAGATTTGCTAAACAAAATAATCTAAAACCTGAAGAAAAATACATACTACAATACATTACAAAAAATAATATTTCAATTTCTTCAAAACCAGGAGGACCTGATTTTTCTGCTTTACATGAAGCAGCCAACTCAGGAGCAAGTGTTCAATGGCCCGATGAATTAGATTCTTACTATGGTATGGTTACATTTAAAAAAGTAAATGAATTTCAAAACGGTTCAATAGCAAAATATGATATTATTTTAAATAAAACTGGAGAAGTTTTAGAAAGTAGAGAATTCCAATTTTTAAGTAATTTAGAATATATGGCTAGTGATTATGCTTTACCTAAAGGTGGAACACAATCATCTCAATTTGAAGAATCACTAGAAGAAGCAACTTCTAAATACCCAGATTTTGATTTAGATAAAAACATAAAATATCAAGATACATCTATTTCAAGCGGAATGTGGAGATTCACAGGCAAAGAACAAGGTGGTAAAGGTGTTTATCGAAATTTGATGAATGATCAATTCTTAGGTTTTTCAAGTGATGACTTTGATTTCTTTAAGAAACATTTAGGTAGCCATTTCGACATTTCAGAATCACTAGATGAAGCCAAAAAGAAAAAGAAATCTAAGAAAAAAGACCCACCATTAAACAAACCAAAACGAGGTGGATCCAAAGCATATTACGTATATGTTAGAGACCCTAAAACCAAAAAAATTAAAAAAGTCTCATTTGGATCAGGTGGATTAAGAGCTAAAATCAAAAACAAACAAGCTAGAAACGCATTCGCAGCACGTCACAATTGTGATAAGAAAAAAGACAGAACAACAGCAGGATACTGGTCATGTAATCTACCTAGATACGCTGACCAATTAGGTTTAGGTTCTAAAATGAACACATTTTGGTAGAATGGAAAGATTAAACAAAATAATCAAAGAAATTATTTCTGAAAAGAAAAAAAAACGAGATAGATGTTTACGTATTGCTGATCGTAAATTTGATAAACCTTCAGCTTATAAATCAGGCGCTGTAGTTAGATGCAGAAAAGGTAATATTTGGAAAGGTATTAAAGAAGTAACAGATATTCTGTTAGAAGATGAATCATTAAATAAATGGTTTAAACGTCAAGGAGCAGCAGGTAAAGAAGGTGGATGGGTAGATTGTAACACTTGCCGGAAAGATAAATCAGGTAAAACCAAATGTAAATCTTGTGGTAGAAAAAAAGGTGAAAAAAGAGCGAAATATCCTTCATGTAGACCAACACCTGCAAAATGTAAAGATAAAGGTAAAGGTAAAACATGGGGTAAAACAAAATAATGAACCCCTACACTGACGAAAATACAACAAGAACATTTTCAAAAAATGTAGACAAAATGTCTTTAATATGGCATACAGACCAAGAAGACAGAACAGTAACAGTATTAGAAGGCAAAGGATGGCAATTTCAGCGCGATAATGAGCTACCTTTGGAACTTAAAGAAGGAGTTCGTATATTTATACCCAAGGGCCAAATCCACAGGATTATAAAAGGTCAAACGGATTTAAAACTTAAAATAGAAAAATGAAAGACTTCAATTTAAAAAAATATTTAGCTGAAAGTAGACTAACTGAAGATGATAATTTTGAAAAAAATGAAAGACTAATCCAGTTCATTAAAGATATAAATTCATTAAGAAGTACTTATATGGATGATATACGAGATAATGCATTAATTTTAGACAGTATAGATAACCTAAATAATCTTATTCAAAAAGAAATAAAATAAAAAAGTAATGGAAAACTTAAACGAAGGTAAAAAAGCCAAAGGTTACATGGCCGAACTAGCCGAAATAGACAAGCAATCAGCATTAGTAGCATTAGAAGCTAAAATCAATAAATTAGCTGAAATGGCAGAAGCTAAAACTAACAGATTATCAATGGTTAATGAAGATGAAAATCTATCAGAACTTATTTCAAAGCAAGCTGTTAAAGAAATGCAAAGATCTATAAAAGAAATTGAAAAATTAAAAGAAAAGTTATTAAAAGAATTCACTAAAAAAGGTGGAAAAATGACTGAAGTTATAGATGAAACAGAAGAAGTAGCTGAAGAAGTAGTAGCTGAAGAAGAAGTAGAAGAAGGATATGGTTCAACTACATATGAAGAAGATGATACTACTATGGAAGAAGAAGTAGTAGCTGAAGAAGAAATAGATGAAGCATCTTGTGGAACATATGAAGAGGATGATATTAAAGAAGAAACTAATGAAGAAGTTTCTAGATGGCAAAAGCTAGCAGGAGTATCTTTAAACGAACAACAAGAATTTAAATCCCCTGGATTAGAACAAGCATATGATAATTTAGAAAAAAGTGTTGTTGCTTGGAGAAAAGCTACAATGCCAATGGGACTTCAAAAAGAAGAAGAATTTAAGGCATTTGAAACAGCTTATTCTAAAATGATTCAAGCGGCATTAGCTAAAGATGTAAGAGCAAATTAAAAAACATATAGACTGATTCATAGCCAGTCGCTTAATAAAAATAATAAGACATCTGTGGCGTCCCGTTTGGAGACGCCACTTTTTTTTATTATATTAATAAAAGATAAAAATGAATGATACAATAATAGAAATAATAGCAGTAGTATTATTTTTAACAATTGGTTTTATTGTAGATAATATTGGACATAAAAATAAAAAATAAATGGAGGTAACAGTAATTGTAGGTGCAGGTGTAGCAGGAATAAACGCAGCAACAAAATTAGTAGATAACAATTATAAAGGTAAAATTACAATTATTGATATGGGTAAAGATCCATACAATAGATTACCTGAAGAAGTAATGACAGGAATGTTAGGTGCAGGAGGATGGTCAGATGGTAAATTAACTTATCATACTGAAGTAGGAGGCCAATTAGCCAAATATTGTGGGGAAGAAAAAGCAATGCAATTATTTGATCAAGTCATAGCTAATTTTAAACGTTTCCATCCCAACCCATCTGAGGTACAATGTTCTGACCCACAAGCAGAACCAGAATTTATAAAACCATATTTTGGTTTAAAATTATTTCCTGTTTGGCACGTTGGAACTGATTATTTACATGAAATAGGTAAAAATTGGTATAACTTTTTAGTTGATAATGGTGTTGAATTTATTTGGGAAAATAAAGTTACTAATATTGATTTTAAAGAAAACTATTTATCCTACACAGAAGTAAATGGAAATGGTGATTGGACTCAAAAATATGACCGCCTAATCTTTGGTGTAGGTAAATCAGGTATTGATTTTGGTAAACAATTAGCTGAAAAATATGAATTAAAAACTGAACCTAAAGCAGTACAAATAGGAGTTAGATTTGAAGCACCACAGAAACACTTTCAAAGACTAATAGACATATCATATGATTTCAAATTGTATAGAAAATTTGAAGATAAAGGTGTATCATTAAGATCATTTTGTACTAACAATAATGCAGCTTATGTAGCAGCAGAACATACATATGGAGATGTTAGTTACAATGGTCATGCTAAAAAAGATGAAGCATATCGTAACGACATGACTAATTTTGGTATACTAATGGAAATCAGAGGTATAGATAAACCATTTGATTGGTCTAGAGAAGCAGTTCAAAAACTACAAATAGATGGAAAAGGTACATATTACTCTCCATCAAATAGAGTACCATCAAAAACATCAGAAGGTGATTATGTTAAAACAGAAGTGGTAAATAGTATGGATACCTTATATGAGGCATTAGGAGGTCATGCTTTATACATTGAAGACTTTATAAACGACATGAAAAAAGTATTCCCAACATTAGGAAACGATTGGGGGATTTATATGCCTGAAGTCAAATACCTAAGCCCAGAACCATTAGTAAATTATGATGATTTAAGTTTAGAAGATTATCCAAATGTATACTTTGTAGGTGATGCTTTAAGTGCTAGAGGTATTACAGTATCAGGGGCACAGGGAACTTATGTGGCTGAATCAATCTTATAATATTTATAATAAAATAAAATGGCAAAAATAGTACTTTTAAGTTGTACCAAAGCAAAGCTAGACAAACCATCAGCAGCTCAGGATCTATATTCACCATCACCTATGTTCCAAAAAACAAAGGCATATGGTGAGTCTCTTAAACCTGATAAAATGTATATCTTATCTGCAAAATATCATTTAGTACCTCTAGATAAGCAGTTAGGGCCATACGATATGACTCTCAAAGACTTTAAAAAACCAGAAAAAGAACAATGGGGTGAAACAGTTATATCTCAAATGAATGATAGAGGAATTAAACCTGAATCTGATACTTTTATATTCTTAGCTGGAAGTGAATATATTAAACCATTAAAAGACCATATTCCTGAAGAAAATATTATGACCCCTATGGATGGGAAACGTATGGGTGAAAGATTAAGTTGGTTAAATTCACAAATAAAACAACTTAAAGAAATGTTTATAAATCTAAAAAAACGTATCTATGAAATTCTCAAATAATATACCAGAAAGAATAACTCAATACCTTAATGATATTGAAGATTATGGGGATGATACAATTTACACTCCTGAATATACTTCATTATGTGAAAATACATTATCAGGAATTAAACCTCTAATACTAGAATCACTTAATCCTATGTTGGTTTTAGAAAATTATAAAAAAAATCTACCAAAAGAGCAAAAAGCTATAATGGATGATTTTATCCTATATATAGAAAACATCTAAACATCGGTTTGGCTTCTTAGTATTTTTTACTTATATTCATATAAAAATAAGAGTTATATGAAAAAAGAAAAAATTTATGAGTACAAAAAAATAAAAGTGGGTAGTGCTATCCATCATTTATTTAGAGAAACAGGAAACCAAAATTGGAAACATCATAATCCTGATGGACCAGCCATTGAGCCAGTAATTTCAGGTGATAGAAGTGTTAGTAAAGAATATTATGTTTTTGGAATCCAAAAAACAGTAGACGAATTTAATGAATTAAAACAAAGTAGAGAGGGTTTACCTTGGTATAAAAATCCATCTATGAAAGCAGTAACAAGATTTTAAGATATGAAAATAGGTTTTTGTGGTACAATGAGTGTAGGAAAGACTACACTAGTAAATATGTTAAAAGATTTACCTGAATTTAAAGATTATAAATTTAAAACAGAACGATCTAAATACCTAAGAGATTTAGGTATTCCTTTAAATACAGACTCAACAATTAAGGGTCAAACAGTATTTTTAGCTGAAAGAGCTGCTGAATTAATGAATGAAAAAATTATAACAGATAGAACAGTTATAGATGTTATGGCATTTACTAATTTAGCACAATCAATATCTCATATTCAAGCTGATGATTTTAATCAACATGCAGCCAATTTACTATCAGAATATGACTATATATTTTATATTTCACCTGAAGGAGTAGATATAGAAGATAATGGTGTTAGAGAAACAGATGCTGAATATAGAGAATTAGTTGATTTTTCAATTAAAAATTTCTTAAATAGATATAAACATAAAGTTAGAAATATAATTAATATTACAGGTAGTACTGAGGAACGTATTACATTAGTGCGAGAGGCACTAAACATCTAATATTTATATAAAAATATTATAATGAAAAAATTTGAACTTAAAGAAGTAATCAAAGCAGAAATCAAATCAATACTATCAGAAGATTTAAATGAAGATAGAAAAGCTAAAGAATATATTCAATCTATTGAAGATCCTGAAGAAAGGGAAGCGGAAAGGAAAAGAATGTTTGGTGATGATGATGAAGATTTAAATGAAAATGAAACATCTGATTTAGATAAAGTTAAAGCTGAAATTAAAAAACATCTAGCAATGTATCAAGAAGCTGAAGGAGACATGGCTAAAAAATCAGCGGTTGAAATGCTTAAAAAACTAAATGTTGAGAAAAAAAGACTTGAAGCTGAAGAAATAGAAAAAGCATCTAGTATAGGTATGGATCAAGAGCTAGATTATGATGCATAATTTCTAAATGAAAAAGTTTTTTAAAAATATACAAACTGTATTAATAGTTGTATTAATAGTTATAATATTTTTACTTAGAGAATGTCAAGGAAACAAACAACCTCAACCAACACCAGAGACTATAGTAAAAATTGAAACCAAATATGATACTATTATAAAAGAAGTTATATCATATGTTCCAAAATGGAGAACAAAAATTGAAACAGTACATGATACAATTCATGATACTGTTCTTTTAAACATTGATACTTTAGCTATATTAGAAGATTATTTTTCAACATATTCATATACAGATACTATTAAGGAAGATAGTGTTGAATTTATATTATTTGATACTATAACACAAAATAGAATAATATCTAGGGGGGCTACATATACTCTATTATATCCTACAACAACAATTACAAAGGAAAGTGTCCTTAATAAAAGAGAATTGTATATTGGGTTTGGATTAGGAGGAAATAGACAACAACTTAGTTATTTAGGGAGTGAATTAATGTTACGAACAAAAAAACAACAAATTTATGGAGTTGGATTAGGTATAAATAAAAACTTTGAACCTATTTTCACATTTAAAATGAGTTGGAAAGTAAAAATGCCAAAATTAAAAGCACCAAATATTAAAATTCCAATTGGTATTGACCCAATAATAGAATGAGTGATATAAAACAAGTTATAAGACAAGAATATCTAAAATGTGCTAGTGATCCTATACATTTTATGAAAAAATACTGTTTTATACAACATCCTCAAAGAGGTAGAATACAGTTTGCTTTATTCCCATTCCAAGAAAAAGTACTATCTTTATTTCAAGACAATCCATATTCCATTATTCTAAAATCTAGACAGTTAGGTATATCTACTCTAACTGCAGGTTTTTCATTATGGATGATGATATTTCATAAAGATAAAAACATACTCTGTATAGCAACAAAACAAGACACAGCCAAAAACATGGTTACAAAGGTTAAATTTATGTATGAAAATTTACCTTCATGGCTCAAAGTTACAGCAGACGAAAATAATAAATTAACACTACGACTAGCCAATGGTTCTCAAATTAAAGCAACTTCAGCAGCTTCAGATGCAGGTAGATCAGAAGCCGTTAGTTTGCTAATAATAGATGAGGCAGCATTTATTGAAAACATAGGTGAAATATGGGCATCAGCTCAACAAACCTTAGCTACTGGTGGTGGTTGTATAGCTTTATCTACTCCTTATGGTACTGGTAATTGGTTTCACCAAACCTGGGTTAGAGCAGAAAACAAAGAAAACGATTTTTTACCTATAAAACTTCCATGGTTTGTACATCCAGAAAGAGATGAAGCATGGAGAGCAAGACAAGATGAATTACTAGGTGATCCTAGAATGGCAGCACAAGAATGTGATTGTGATTTTAGCACTTCTGGTGATGTAGTATTTTATCCTGAATATATAGAATTTTATGAAAAAACCTACATTAAAGAACCTCTGGAACGTAGGGGAACTGATCGTAATTTATGGGTTTGGGAACCATGTGACTATTCAAGAACTTATATGGTGGTTGCTGATGTCGCTCGTGGGGATGGGAAAGACCATTCTGCGTTCCATATCATTGATGTGGAAAACAATGTGCAGGTGGCTGAATATAGAGGACAATTAGGTACCAAAGAATATGGACATTTACTAGTAGGTATAGCTACAGAATATAATGAAGCATTATTAGTAATAGAAAATAATAGCATAGGTTGGTCTACAATACAAACAGTTATAGATAGAGGCTATACAAATCTCTACTATTCACCTAAGAGTGGAGAAGTAAGAGCTGATTCATATTTTGAACAATATATGGATACATCAAAAATGACACCAGGATTTACAATGTCATCAAGAACAAGACCAATGGTTATAAGTAAATTCCAAGAGTCACTATCTGATAAAGGAGTTACATTTCAAAGTAAGAGATTATTAGAAGAAATGAGAACTTTTGTTTGGAAAAATGGCAAACCAGAAGCACAATCAGGTTATAATGATGATTTGGTATTAAGTTTTTCTATAGGCCAATATATGAGAGACACAGCATTTAAATATAAACAACATGGAATGGATTTAACAAAAAATATGTTAAATAATATATCTTCTAATAAACCAAAACATATAGGAGCATATTCACCTTCTACTAATTCTAACCCATATAAAATAGATAACCCATACTCAGGTGGGGAAGAGGACATTAGCTGGCTTCTATAATATTTATAATAATATAAGGATATAATAAAATGGCAGATACAAGATTATTTTCAAGATTAAAAAGGTTATTCTCAACAGACGTTATAATACGTAATCAAGGTGGAGACCAATTAAAAGTTGTTGATATAAATAAAATCCAACAATCAGGTGAGTATGAGAATAACTCACTAGTAGATAGGTTTAATAGGTTATATTCAACATCTCCTACATCCTTATATGGTTATCAAAGTAACTTCAATTACCAAACATTAAGACCCCAATTATATTCAGAATATGATTCTATGGACACAGATGCTATTATAGCTTCTGCATTAGATATTATAGCTGATGAGTCTACACTTAAAAATGACATGGGTGAAGTACTTCAAATTAGAAGCTCAGATGAAAATATACAAAAAATATTATATAACTTATTTTATGATGTTTTAAATGTAGAATTCAACTTATGGCCTTGGATTAGAAATATGTGTAAGTATGGAGATTTCTTTCTTAAATTAGAAATTGCAGAAAAATTCGGTGTTTATAATGTTATACCTTATAACGCCTTCCATATTGAAAGATTAGAAGGTGGAGATCCTGACAAACCAGCTGATATTCAATTCCAATTTGACCCAGATGGTTTATCAACAGGTGGGTATGGTTATTTTAATGTTCCAACAACTGATAATGTAATGGGTAATGCTATTATATTTGATAATTATGAAATGGCTCACTTCAGATTATTAACTGATACAAATTTCCTTCCATATGGTAGATCATACATAGAACCAGCACGTAAACTGTTTAAACAGTACGTTCTAATGGAAGACGCAATGTTGATACATAGAATAGTAAGAGCACCTGAGAAACGCGTTTTTTATATGAATGTAGGTAATATTCCACCTGCAGAAGTAGAAAACTTTATGCAGAAGACTATTTCTAAAATGAAACGTACACCTTATATTGACCAACAAACAGGAGAGTACAATCTTAAATACAACATGCAGAACATGTTAGAAGATTTTTACATACCAGTTAGAGGTAATGATACAGCAACTAAAATAGATACTACACCAGGATTACAGTATGATGGTATTGCTGATGTAGAGTATTTAAGAGATAAACTATTTGCTGCTTTAAAAGTTCCTAAAGCATTTATGGGTTACGATGAAAATACAGAGGGTAAAGCAACATTAGCAGCACAAGATATTAGATTTGCTCGTACTATAGAAAGAATTCAAAGAATTATGGTATCTGAATTACAAAAGATAGCATTAGTTCACTTATATACTCAAGGTTATAAAGATGAAAATCTAACAAACTTTGAATTGTCTATGACTACTCCATCAATCATATATGATCAAGAAAGAGTAGCATTAATGACAGAAAAAATGACATTAGCACAATCAATGCTAGATAGTAAATTAATTCCATCTGATTGGATTTATGAAAATATATTCCACTTTAGTGAGGATCAATATGATGAATATAGAGATTTAATCAATCAAGATACAAAACGTAATTTTAGATTAAATCAGATAGAGGCAGAAGGTAATGACCCACAAGAAACAGGTAAATCTTATGGCACACCTCATGATTTAGCATCATTATATGGGATGGGTAGAACACAATCTGACCCATCAAATGTTCCAACAGGATATGATGAGAAAAAACCATTAGGAAGACCAAAGAAAAAACATTCAAAATCACATACTCAAGATAGCGCATTCGGAAAAGACCCAATAGGTAGAGATGGAATGAAAAAAGATTATAATGATAATGGCAGACTTAAACCATCTTTTAAAGGCGGTTCTCCATTAGCTTTAGAAACTTTAAACATGTTAGATAAAGTACCTTCACCGCATCGTACTGAAAAACAATTAGTGTTTGAGCAGGATAAAAAGAAAAATAGCCTACTTGATGAAAAACAGTTGAAAGAGTAAAATTTTTTTATATATTTATAATAAACTAAACATTGAAGAATGAACATTAAGCATTCAAAGTACAAAAACGCTGGCGTCCTTTTTGAGTTATTAGTAAGACAAATAACTACAGATACATTAAATGGTAAGGATTCTAAGGCAAGTATTATCCTAAAAGAATATTTTGTAAAAACAGAATTGGGAAGAGAATATAAATTATATGAGACTCTATTCAATAAGACAAGTATTACAGAAACTAAGGCTGATATAATTCTATCAACGTTATTACAATCTTCTAAAAATTTAAATAGAAGAGCACTTAAAAGACAAAAATATAATCTAATTAGTGAGATTAAAAAACATTATGATGTTACTAAATTTTTCTCTCATAAATTACCTCATTATAAAGTACAAGCAGCATTTTACACTTTAATAGAAAGTTTTTCTCAAGAAAATCCAAATAACACTCAACAGGTTATAGACAATAAAATAACTATCCTAGAACATTTATCAGCTGCAACAGTTGAAAAAGATAAAGTAAAAGAATCAGTATTAGAAGAATTTAAATCATATGATAAAGATTTAAGAATTTTAACAACTAGAGTTTTACTAGATAAGTTTAATGACAAGTATGAGGATTTACTTGAAAGTCAAAAAGAAATTTTAAGAGAACTAATCACATCAATTGATAACACTCCTAAATTAAGAGAATTTCATAATTTAAAAGTTAATGAAATTAAAGAAGAATTAGAAGGATTAAATACTGAAGTCTCTGATAAAACAACACAAATAAAAGTTAATGAAGTTATTAAGATGTTACCTACATTAAGTAAAACATCAAAGGTTAAAGATGATGATCTAACTAACCTATTACAATATTATGATTTAATAGAGGAATTAAAGAATGTACCGGTTCAAGCTTAAAGAAATAGAAGTAGGAGACACTGAAATTAGAGGTGGTAAAAAATCTACTGTGACTGATATTGATCCCGAAACTGGAGCTATATCCTGGGATGTAGCAGACGCAGCTGATTTCTCTTCAACATATAAGGCACTTCAAAAAGCTAAAGACTTTTTAGACACACTAGAAAAAGAAGGCAAAGCTAAAGACGATACTACAATAGATAAATTCTCAGAACAAATAGCAGATTTATTTAATGAATTCAGAACACACGTTAGAAAAAATTATCCAAAAGAATATGAACGTGTATCAAGATTAAAAGAAACAGCCCTATCAGACAAATTAATAGAACCTTTTGATAAAGCACTTAAAAGTGGAGAAATAGGTTTAACTAAAAATAAGGAGTTAATTGATAAAATAACTCAACTTATGAAAGGTTTAAAAGAAGGTCATGGTTTAGATCAAGGTGATTTAGATTATCTACAATTTATAGCAGACAAAAATCCAGATGATACTAAGCTAGAAAAAATAATTAAGTTTTTAACTAAATCAAACATACTAGTAGATAAAACAAAAGATTTATCTAAAGGTAAAGAAGTTGAAGAAGGTTTGTTTGATAAAAAGCTAGATTCTTCAATTGCTACTATTTTAAAAAAAGAAATAAGTGATATTCTTAAAAAGAATCCAAATTTTAAGCCAATAGATATTGCTAGAGTTTTAAACCCTAAAGACCCTGAACTGCTTTTAACAAGATTTAACTTTGTTAATGAAGAAGATGTTGAAGAAGGTGAAGGTATGGGATATTTAACACCAAGAGCTTTTGGTAAAATGAAAAATAATGTTTACACTAGCCAATATGGATATAAATTAGTACCTAAAAAAATTAAGGGATCAGGCTTAGAAGTAAAACAA